CACTATTCACAGAGGAACAATCGACATCATTAGTGGTGGCTTCCCTTGCCAACCCTACTCAAGTGCAGGAAAGCGACTTGGCAAAGAAGATGAGAGACATCTCTGGCCGGAAATGCTTAGAGCAATTCGGGAAATTCAACCGAGTTGGGTTGTGGGCGAGAACGTTCGCGGACTTACTAATTGGAACGGGGGATTGGTATTCGACGAGGTGCAAACTGAGTTGGAAGCTGAAGGCTACGAAGTCCTCCCGTTTTTACTTCCAGCTTGTGCCGTTAACGCACCACACCGAAGAGACCGCATTTGGTTTATTGCCTACTCCAACAGCTTCAGACAATCCGGAGAAAAATACAGGCAAAATGAAACAAGACGGACTTCAAAAGAGAGCGAGAACCGGATTGCTACCAACACCAACTTGTATGGACAGCAGCAAGAACGGGGATATGACTGGAGCAGCCAAATTGTTAATGGGAGCAACAACCAGAAGTTCAGGTCAGCAAATACAAAGGACTTTGACAGATGCAGTACAAATGGAGATATTAAAGGAGAACCCTGCTCTTGCAATGGAACTTGCATCAAAAGAATTTATGAAAAGAACCAAACTTCCTACACAAATAGAGTTTGTAGAATGGATCAAAACAATAGGAACGCAGAAGGAACTATCGGAAAAACTAAATTTGAAATTAACGAAAGTAGAGCATTGGTTCAGGAAGGACAAGATAGGTTTCAGTTATCCATCAATAGAGGATTGGACTTTAATCAAGAGCCATTATCAAGTACCAATGGAGTTAGACAACAAGATGTCTTATCAAGAGTCAATAGAATGGAAGGGTCTTTTGCCAACACCGACATTACAAGAATACACGAACAGCACATTACCCCCATCACAAATAAAAAGAAACAATATAGCAGGAGTTCTTTTGAGGAAAGGTGTTTCAGCACATTCCCAACTGAACCCCCTATTTGTGGAGGAGATGATGGGCTTCCCAAAGAATTGGACAACATTACCTTTTCAAAATGGAGAAACGAAAGCATCAAAGCCTACGGGAACGCAATAGTTCCACAAGTAGCTTATCAAATATTTAAAAGTATTTGTCAATATCAAAAACTTTAGTATATTTTTGTAATATGACCGCAAACGAATTAACCAAACAAGCAATCCAAACTCTAAATAAAAACGGGTGCTTTGTATGGCGCAATAACAATCTTGCGGTTCGAGGGCGCACCTTCATAGGTCTTAAAGGAGTTCCAGATGTTGTAGGTTTTCACACCCAAAGCGGAGTAGCGGTATATTGCGAAACGAAAGCCATTGGCGATAAACTTAGCAGCTATCAAATTGCATTCTTAAACTTGGCAAAAACGGCAAATTGTTTCTGCTACATAGCAACCGAAGATAACGGCAAACTAACCTTAAAAGAATATGAACAAGAATAGCATCATATTAGAACTTTGGGAGAGCCGAGAACTAAAGGAAGCAATAGACAAAATGCAGCCTGAAGATTTACGAGAAGATTTAAGAAGCGAAATATTTAAGGTGCTATGCGAAATGGACGAGGAACGTTTAATTGATATGCGCACCCGGAACGTATTAAAGTTCTACTTGGTTAGAACTATGATTAATATGATGCAAAGTAATACAAGCCAATTTTATAGGACATACCGCAAACCTTTAGAGGTTGAATTAATAGTACACGATAGGGACGAAGATTTATTAAACAAAGTAGAAGACGAGTTGTCAAAGATGCACTGGTACAAAGCGGAACTTTTAAGAGTGTACGCTATCAAGCATAATTGCAACGCTAAAGAACTAAGCAGGGTAACAGGAATACCTTATATGTCAATACATAGGGAACTTAAATTAACTAAACGAGAACTTAAAAAACAATTACGAAAATGATAATTATAGCAGCGATATGCTTTGCAATATTCTTTGTAGAGATACACCAATTTCATAGGAAGTGGTATTTAGATTTTAAGCCATTCAGTTGCACAAGTTGTTTAGCAGCTTGGACAGGTTTAGTTTTATATTTACTACCTGCAATATGTACTGACATCATAGCGTTTGTATTTATTCCCGGAGTGTTAGCACCTTTACTTTCAAAACTAATGTGGAACTTATGGAAATAGAACACCGCAATTATTTAGACCTGCATAGACCTAACTACGAAATGGTGCAGAATGGTTATGTGCGTAATATAGATTTAAACATCTTAAAAATGTACGAGCATATTTATCGCAAGTATATGAGTCCAGATTTCATATTAACAGTATGGTGCAGCCATTGTATATTTGATATGATTAAAAGGCTTTACGAATGGTACGATTTACAACCTAAAAATAAAAAGAATGGCTAACTTTATCCACCCCACCGCTATCATTGGCGATAACGTAATTATCGGAGACGGAAACTACATTGGTGCTTATTGTATTATCGGAGACAAAGCAGAGCATAAAAAGTTCTGGAATAAAGAAAAAGGAAAAGTATACATAGGCGATAACAATGTTATTACAGGACTTGTAACAATAGACGCAGGAACTGAGATTGATACTTTTATTGGCAATAATTGTTTTATAATGAAACACGCACACATCGGACACGATTGCACAATCTTAGACAATGTAACAATTAGCTGCGGAGCAAAAATAGGTGGGCATTCTATTGTAGATCAAGGTGCTAATATAGGACTTAACGCAGTTTTACACCAGTTTGCAAACATCGGAGAGAATTGTATGGTGGGCGCAAGTGCTTTTGTAAAGGGAGATGCAAAACCAAATACTAAATATGCAGGAGTACCGGCAAGGGAAATCGGCTCAAACATAAGATAATGAAAGTAGCTATTTTATTACTTGCACAAAACAGACACGATTTAACTCAGCGTGTAATTAACCAAAACTTTTTTAACTCTGGTTATAATGCGGACTGCTTCTTAATAGACAACGGAAGCGACACGCAAGAAACGTTTAACTACCCGTTTGCCGGTTATGACTTATCAAAAGAAAAGCGAGGCATAGCAGCCGGGGTTAATGCAGGGTTACGCATAACCCAAAACTATGATGCGGTTTGTTTGTTAGCTAATGATATTTTACTTCCTGAGAATTGGTTGTCAAAATGGGTTATGTTTTCTCAACGTGTGTCAAAAACTGGCATTATTGGTATACATTGTGTAGAAGATTTGCCCCCAATAGTAGACGGAGTACATAAAACGCATACACCTTTTGGCGATAACTTTATTACCCGTGAACTTATAGATGCAGTTGGCGGTTACAATGAAGCCTATGACCCTTATGGAATGCAAGACAGAGATTATGGGGAACGTGCAACTATTACAGGCTTTACTAATTACTACTTACCAGATATGCGCTCAGAACATATAGGACACGATGTCGGTAATGGAACAGATTACAGACGAATGAAAGACGAAAGCTTGGCACGGGCGCAAAGTGTATGGGAAAAATACCAAGACATCTATCACAACCAAAAGAATATAAGATGCGAATACTTTGTATAACTTCTGCCAACTCAGGTGTAGGACTGCATAGAATTATGATGCCGATAGTACACTTAGAAAAAGAGTACGCACTTATAACAGATGTACTTAATGACGAGTTATTAGAGCAGGGTTGGGACATTGTCTTAATGAATAGAATGCTTAACGAAATAGATGCAAAGCAAATGGACACCTGGCGCACTAAGTACGGCTTTAAATTAGTAGTCGATAACGATGACCATTGGGAACTAAACGAAAGCCATTTATTGTATTTAAGATATAAGCTTAACAATATACCTAAACTAATTACCGACTACTTAAAGATAGCAGACCTTTGCACCTGCACACACGAAAGGTTAGCAGGAGAGATAAGCCCATTTAATAAGAACGTTCACATCTTACCAAACGCATTACCTTACGGGCAAGAGCAGTTCCAGGATAACAAGACCGAAGATTACAAGGTTAGATTATTCTGGAGCGGAAGCGGAACGCACGAAAGGGATATTGAAATACTAAGGCAACCTTTTAAAAGGTTACAAGGTATGAATATTAGAACTGTTATAGCAGGTTACAATGACGGGGAGAAACCTATATGGGATAAAATGATTGATGCTTTTACTTGCGGACTAAAGCTTAATCCCACGATCTATAACTATGCAAGGGTTACAGAATATATGGGTGCTTATACGGACTCAGACATTTCAGTTATCCCACTTGTAGATAACAAGTTCAACGCTATGAAGTCAAATTTAAAGGTATTAGAAACGGCTGCTAAAAAGAACCCTGCCATAGTTAGCTATGTCAATCCGTACTTAGATATGCCAGTACATTACGTTAAAAGTCAGAAGGATTGGTATAAACATATAAGAGATTTAGTAAGTGATGCGGATATGCGAAAGGAAAGCGGACAAAAGTTATTTGAGTTCTGCCAAAAGAAGTATAACTTTGACGAGATAAATTTAGACCGAAAGTATATTTATAGTAAACTATGCCAGTAACACAATGCAGTTCAGGAAAATGGAAAATAGGTAACGGCGGTTGCATCTACGATACCGAAGAGAAGGCAATGCAAGTTTGGAAAGCTATCCTTGCAGGTGGTAAATTTGCTGAAAGTTACACCGACTATCCGGAGTCAGCTACTAACAACGCAAAGAGGGCAATAGAATGGGCTGAGAAAAATGGTTGGGGTTCGTGCGGAGAAGCAACTGGTAAGGCAAGGGCAAGACAGTTGGCAAATCGTGAGCCGATTAGTAGAGATACTATTGCTCGTATGGCTTCGTTTAAAAGACACCAACAACATAAAGACGTGCCTTATAGCGAAGGTTGTGGCGGTTTAATGTGGGACGCTTGGGGTGGTACGAGTGGGATTGAGTGGAGTATTAATAAGCTAAAAGAAATAAACGGAAAATAATTTGCATACTTAAATTTTTTAATTATTAATCAACGGAAAATTTAATGGGGAAAGTATGCAGAAACACACGCAAATCTACTTACAAGGAATGGGCTATGACGCTACATCGTTTGTTCCTTGTGAGGTTTGTGGTGGTGTAGGAACTGACATACATCACATAGAAGCGAGGGGAATGGGGGGAACTAAAAAGGCAGACGTAATAGAAAACCTAATGTGTTGTTGTAGAGAATGCCATATTAAGTACGGAGACAAGAAACAATATAAAGAGTTTTTAAAAGACATACACGCAAAGAATTATGGCAAAAGGTAACGAGAATAAGAACAAAATTTCATTCGGCAAAAGGAAGCGAGGCTCTGCAAAGAAGTCCTTTAATAAGCACACCCCCAGAGAAAAAGCATATAGAGGTCAAGGACGATGAGAAAACTAAATGCTATATGGCTTCTCCTAACACATAAGGCTTACTTCGTAGCAGTATGTAAGACGGGTAAAAACGGAGACGATATGACTACCATAGGACACTACACCTATGCTATGGCAGAAACTTTGATTAACAAACATATAGCAGACGTAGACACTTACTTAGATCAAGAAGACGCAATAGACGAAGCAAACGATATAATTAACGGCATACTATGATAATACTATCAAGCCAAGTAGAGAGCATAGCCTCACGCAAAGACAAAACAATAAAGCTAACTTTAGCAACTCAGGAACTAAGTCCTAAAGATGCAGCTTCTTTGTTTCAGCTTAACCAACAGTTCTGCTATTTAGCAATCAAAGAAGAGCCGTTTAGTAAAGAAGAGCAAGACATTGTAGAAAACCTAAAGGCTGACCCTGACACGTTTAAAACACCAAGTCAAAGATTAAGGGGCATCTTATACAAAACATACGAACAAGACAACGAAGGATACAAAGATTTTAA